CAGCCTCTTCTGTAATAGGGTGAACCCAATCAAACTCTAAGCTGCCCATAGCAAGCGTGTTACGCCAGAAATCTAAGAGGGTGCTGTATTGAGTGCTATCAAGATACATACGGCCAGAGAAAGGCTCTACGGCTGCTGTGAAGCGCCTTCTTTGGAAAGGCTTGCCATACTCCATATCAGTACGGATCGCACCTTCTGGCGCTTGATACTGGAATCCCTGTTGGTGCAATCTTTGTGGTAGTGTGCTAGGCCAAGTTGCCATTAAAACTGCCCCTGTCTTGCTGCGCCGTGCCTACGGAAGATTCCATCTAGCTGGCCCTGTGCGTCTAGCCTTTCCATGCTGGACTTAACCATCACGTCTACAGTCATTTCTCCGTTAGGCCCACGTCTTGTCTGTCTCTGTTGTGCTTCTAGCGGCTCTCCGCCCTCATTGATGATGTTGACTGTCACATCACCGCCGCCGCCCATTTTGTGATTAGGNACAATCCGACCATCTTGATTAGGCACAAACAGTTCTGGGCCACGCTCACCTACTATGCTAGGTGCGCCTCCATAGACGTTGCCACCGTTTGCATTTTGTGGAATATTGAAGAAACTCCCAACTTGGCCGGTTATGCCTTCAACCAGAGGCCTTACCACAAGAGTCTGCGTTATTGTTCTTGCGATTTGATCAGCCAATCCTACAAGAATATCTCCCGCACTCTCAGCCTCAAAAATCATATCAGTTATGGACTGAGTGACTTGATCATTGATAGTGTCAGCAAGAGTTTCTAGTGTGTTCTTCCACTCCTCGGCAGGGTCTTTTACATCTAACAAGGCTCTTTTCTGATCTTCAAGAAGATCGTTAAACCTCTCCCCGCTGATAAAGCCTTGGCTGTAAAGCTCTGCTAATCTGTTTACAGCAGTTCCATAATTCACTACATCAGAGAAATCTGCATCAACAGAGGCAAGGTCTTTGATAGCTTTTTGCTGATCTCTGATTGCTTGTGTGTAGTCTCTTGCGGCTTCTGTTTGAGCCTGAGTGTTGCCGTCGCCAATAGTGATTCGTCTTGGCCCTGATCTTAATCTGTCAATAGCGTCTTGAAGAGGTGCAGTTGCCTGTTCAGCAGCAACTCTAAACTCTTCTTGAAATTGAGGATCAAGAGACATCTCTTCTTTTAATTCTTGTATCTTGAGACGCATACCCTCAAGCTGGGCAATCTCGTCTCTGTAGCGATTCTGCATTTCAGGGCTAGAAAAGGCTCCCATTTCTTCAAGCCCTTGCTGCATTGCCTCTGCCGCTTCAATGCGTCTTTGCAGAGCCTCGCCCTGATTGTCTGTAAATCGATCAATAAGCTCTGTAACAGACCCCGCTGCAACTGCCGCTAGAGCTGCTGGCCCGCTCTTTCCGAAGATGATCCTTCCTAGAATACCGCCACCAACAGCAGCAGATACATTGTCTGCTTGCTGAATGGCTATTTGTGCAGCCTCTAGGATTGCAGCAAACGTCAGCTTGATCTCTCTTTCGTACTCTAACGCAAACCCTATAAAGGCATTGTTAAGTCCTGTTCTGATTTGGTCAGACAGTATTGAGACTTCTTCTGCCATTCTTGCAGAAGCACTGACTGTTTCGTTGGATGCTATCTGTGCCTCTTCGCCTAAAGCTCTGACTGCTCCTGCACCATTCCTGATAAGTGGCAGGATACGTCTCGCCAAGTCATCGCCTAGAATACGAGCGGCGGCTGTTAGCTGCTGGTTTCTGCTTCCAGCCTGCCCGATTGCATCTGCAAAAAGAGTAAAAAGTTGCTGAGGGTTCTTGCCTCTTAGATCGTCTACCTCAACGCCAATCAATTTGAAGTCATCGATAAACGACTGCATACCAGACTTGGCGTCATCAGCCCTGTCTGTCAGGGTGATGAAAACATCAGATACGTCTGCTTCATCAGCGCCAAACTGCCTGAAAGCAAAAGCAATCCTTTGGAATTGCTCTGCGGTCAACCCAAGTGTGTTAGCCTGTCTTTCTATATTCAGGGATGCTTGTAGAGCAGCATTACCAAAAGCAAGTAATTGCTGTGTCCCGATAGTAATGCCCACAGCACCAAGAACACGAGTTAGGGTACTCATTGTGCTGCTGAAGTTTTGCGCTGCTCTATCTGCCGTCTTAGACGCTTTACTGAACTTGTCTAAGTCTCTATCAGCCTTTTTAATTGGCCTAGAGTCAACTTCAAGCTGTAGTCTGGCTACGTCTACCACGTTTGCTCTTCCTTCGTTCTGAAAATGCTCGGAATTGTTCTTTTATCTTGTTAGCAACTGCATCTCTGTTGATTTGAGTAGGGTCTACCCAAGGACAAGGACAGTTTGCTTCTTTCGATCTGTGATGTTGGTCAACGTAAGCCGATGAAAGGGTTATGATTGCTTCTGCTTCGTAAGGCTCTAATTCCAGCCCCGTGACTGATTGCCAAGCTAATATGTCTTGCCAACCTACAGGAGCAGCACCCATTCCGTTGTAAGTAAGCGGCCCTACATCGTAGAGCCACTCAACAAGTTCTGGCATTTCTCCGATAGGCGGCCAATTGCCTTCATAGTCATGGCCTCTAGGCTTGTTGTGCTTGTCTGGAACAGTCTCTAGCCAAGCACGAAACCTAACAAATTCAGTCGCTACTCGGAGCTGGTGTTCATAAAATTTACACGGTCACCTTGGAATTTATCGACTTGCTCGACAAGCCAAGGAAACTGCTGATACACCTTTTTAACATTTGTCTTGTTAAATGCCAGTTTACCGTCAAGTTCGATACCGCCCCAATCAAGCGTGACAGAAATTCTAGTTTGCATCGCCTCTTCTTCCAAGGCGTCAAAATCTAGTTCTCCTGACTTGTCGTTGCGGAATCTTCTTCTAATCTCTGCTCTGCGCTGCTTGGCAATTTTAGAGTCTGGCCCTGCCAGCTTAATCCAAGCATCCGTTTTCTCGTTAGTGACAGGGTGCCGGACATACATCACAGCACCCTCATCACTCCCCTTGACGGTATCAAAATTAGATAAGTCCATATAAGACCCCCGGTCTTAGTTTAGGCTGCTGCGACTTCGATGATTTCGTCAGTGATCTCGATGGTTACACTTGCGCTAGTGATCTGATCAACACCACCAACGTTTGCGGTGTAGCTCATAACCTGACCAGCGAAGTAAAGCTCAGTGCCATCCTGTAGAGTGACGTTGAAGCTGTAGTTTTCATCGCTGTCTAGTGCAGTAATAAGAGCTGCCTGACCGCTGTCTGAAGGTACACGAGCCACAGTCATGCTGATTGAGCCATCGTTAAAGCTGCCTTTGCGCTTAACAGTCTGGCGGCTGCCTAGTGGGTTATGGGTTACAAGGCTGTACTCACGACCGAACTCACCAAGATCAGTGACCTCTCCGATTAAGTCGAAAGTAAGAGCTTCAAACCCAGTGCTATCGTAGCTTGTTGGTTCGTCAGCAGTGATTCCGATTGTAGTACCTGCTGAGGTAAATGCTTCTGATGCCATTGGTCATCTCCTTATTTGGTATTCTTTCTAACTGCTGCGTTTAGCAGTTTTCTTGCTTCTCGGAGTGTTCTTCTGAACATCCCCTTTGGTGCTTGTTTAGACCAGCCGTATTCCAATCTTTCGATGTAGGGTACGTTATTGGTCAGGTAGAAAATGTTGCCGGGTATCTTTTCCCTAAGAGACTGCAACTCTCCATTAAGACCTGAGTAATCTGTCCTGTCCCTTGGCGAAGTTTCAGGTTGTCCCACAGATGGTATCCAGTTAGCTCTTGCAGTGCCCCCGACATAGCCGGGAGGTGGATCACTTTCCCAAGTGTCTGGATTACCCACTGGAGTCTCTTCTGCAATACTCAGGCTCACGCCTATTGCATAATCTGTGACTACATCTTCAATCCTTTGATTGTATTTCTCGGCATACTGCTGTATCTGCCTCGAAAATGATTTAGCCATCAGTCAAAATATCTCCAGTCAATTGAAACAGGGATGATGTACCACTGTTCCTCTATCTGTGGTGGCCCAAAGTTGATTGCCTCAATATGCACACCGTTGATTAAACGATTAGATGCAAAGTGGTCTCTGACCTTATCTGCCATCTCTTGTGCTACACCCGGCCCGTCTCCGACTGGCGCTGCAACAGATACTTGGTAGATTCCCGGAGTATCTTGTTGGTGAGTGATTGAGTACAACGTGCCGTCCGCTGGCAAAATGCTAACCTGAAGGTGGATTTGGCTTGGGCTAGGATCAAATGAGATATTATGCCAAGCGACATCAGGTAGCCCCGACATGGTTGCGAGGTGTCCGTCTAGTGCTGCGGTAACTTCTCTTAGCATCAGTTTCTTGCCTGTGCTTCGGTGTAGATGAATGTGCCGCCCGGATTGAGTTCTTCGGTATCAACGATACGCCACTCAACACCGCCTCTGGTTACTCTGTCATTGATCTTAGGAGTACCTGCAACAAGTAACCTAGCGTCACCGCTTTGAACGTATGTTCCGTCAATTTCGTCTTTGTTATAGTCAAGCCAAACAACATCAGCCGTGTAGGTGCTTTCTGTAGATGTCGTTGTGCCTGTCGCGGGATCGTAGCTAGTGCCCGTCTCGCTGGTAAAAGTAAGCTCTTGCCCAAACTGATTGATCAGCTTATCGGCAAGTGCTTTTGATCTTGTATAATCAAACTTGCTCACAGTTAAGCTCTGCTTACCGTCACAATGTTAGTGCTTGCTGTACCGCCTCGTAAATACTTACGCAGCTTTAGTCTTACCATAGGATCAAAGCTACGGTTGCCTGCGCCGTCTTGATATTCAACAGAAAGGGTGTCTACGCTCTCTGATTTGATGCCCGGAGTGACAGTAGCAAAGGGGCTGTTACCTTGATCAATAGCAATGGCTACTTGATACTCTGCATCGATAATGCCCTGCGGTACAGTATTATTATCTAGCTCTACGCCATCGATATATGCGTTCTTACGAGGCCACTGCTCGGTCTGATCTTCTTGGGTCTTTTCCCCAATATAATCAAGAGACTCTAAGTAATCGTGTGCAAGCGTCAAAAGCTGTGACGCAGTGCCAGAGATCGTAATGCCGCGATCAGAGGCGTAAGTGTTCAGTCCTGAGTCTGTGCCGTATGCCATCTGTTAGCCCCTGTATCCGCTTGCTCTGATTGCTCTGCCCTGTCGATCTGCTCTAGCCTTAGCGCCTCTGCCTACATAGCAAGTACCGCTCTGGCCCCACTTGTACCCTCTACGTCCGTTCTTTTGACATCTTTGTACTGGCATCAGTCATCTAAGGGTGTTGGCCCTTCCTCCTGACTTACAGAGCCACGGCAGTGCCAGTCAGCTCTTGCTAAATCGTTGGGTGATAGGTTATCGCTGCTTTGAATGCCAGCAGACCTAGCGCAGTATGCGTCTCCTGCTGGTGTACCGGGGCGGATGCGGCTGCCTGCTTGACCGAAGTTAATCGTTCGTCCTTCACTCGTGATCGCTGCCTTCTCTTTACCTTGGGCGCGTGACTCACGAATTGTTACGACTTGGCCCTTAACTCGGTATCTTTTGCCTACTTCTAATGGCATTACAGTTCTTCCCACCTTGCTCGGAATACACCCTGACAGTCTTCGTTGCCAGTGTTCGTCAGTCGAATGTAAAAAGTTCCTGCGGCAAATCCTAAAAGCAAATCTTCTGTAGCATTGCTTTGAGTCGGTTGACGATTACCTCTGTCGCTTCCTGCGTC